CCGACCACGCAAGCGTGGCCGAGTGCCATCTTAACTGATGCACGGCTATACTCATCTGGGGAAGTTGTGAACCGTTATTTCTATCACGATAACCGGATAGAACGTAACCAATGGTTCTCAGGTGCTTTCACCTATTATCTGCATGAGGGCGACGCCCTCATCGATAAAATGTTAGCACTGAGTCAAGAGGCTGACTACCTCTTTGGCGCAGGGCTGACATTAGAGAACCTTTGGAACAGTTCACCTTGGACTTGGTTCGTTGACTGGTTTGCAAATGCCGGAGATGTTATCTCTAACTTCTCTGACATGATCAGTCACGGACTTGTGTTGCGTTATGGTTATGTTATGGAGTCAACTGTCTCCAAACATCATATAGACTACTCACCCACTAAATCTAAACAGGGGGTCGTTAGTCTTCGAGATGCTGATTATACAGTCTATGCAAAACAGCGTCTCGCCGCAACACCTTTTGGTTTTGGGCTGACTGGAGCGAGTCTTAGTGCTCAACAGAAGCTCATTATGGCTGCGCTTGCAATCACGCGAGCGTAATGGTCTGTGAAGGCCATACTGCAAATCCAAGTGTCCAGATCGATATCTGGATACATCCTAGAAAAGAGTAACGCCTAATGGCACTACCAGATCAGTCTGTAACGATTGGTGGCACGACAACGTCGCTTCCACGAACCGGTGCAGCAATGAATCAAGGAGTGTTCAAGTCAAATGATGGCTTGATCACCGAGACCGCCTCCCATAACGTTAATGGGAAGCGAACTCGGTCACTGTTTCGGCTTGACCACCGCAAGGTGGCCGCTGACCCCTTTCTTACTGGGGTTAATACTGAGTATGCAATGTCTTGTTACATCGTATTTGATGTTCCAAACGTTGGATACACAGTGGCCGAACGAAAAGCTGTGTGGGACGGTTTGTCCGCACAGCTCAGTGCCTCCTCTGGAGCCCTAGTGACCAAGCTTCTTGGTCAAGAGAGCTAGCTTATTAGGCTAAGGATGTAGTACCCCTAGTATAAACTGGAGGACACATGAAAAGCCTAATGTTGCTCACAATCGATATCCTCATCGAAGACGGGATATCAGTTAACGTATGCACTACAAGGGATCTGAAAACAATTAGATCTCGCTTCGAAAAGGAGGGCTTGTCTTTTTTGACAATCACCCTCCCTTCTTTCTGTAGCAGCTTTGAAAACTGCTTGGAAAAGAAGCAAGTCTCTCACAACGATTTTCCGGGTTTCCGGTTTAATCGTGGTCTCCCTGCATTCCTGCAAGGTTTCCTTGAGCTTGTTTTCGATCGTAGTACTGGTGCGATTTTGCACACGCCGGATGTAAGGTCCATTCGAGCGATTCGACAAATCTGTCGTCTCCACTCGAAGATCGAGCTTCCTACAACAGAAGCGAGATCAAGAAAGGCCTTACGAAAGTATGTGCAAACAGACAAGGATTTGGGAAAACTGGAACGAGGACTGTGTAACTACGCAGCTCTCGGCCAGATTTCGGCCGTGCTCTTCGGCAAAATTCTATCTCCACTCGAGAACAATCTTTTCGAGGGAGATTATAGAATGTTCATGCCTAAACATGGCCCCGGATCTACTGCGGACCGCCTGGTTGGTAACCAGAAGTTTTCGGCCTCTCAGTGGACCCGACGTCTCGATGTGGTGCTTCCATTTGGAGAGTTCTTACTCCCCAATTATAGAGACACTACTTTTATCGAGCGTATCCAAATCCTTGAGCCTGGACAAGAGCAACCCGTTAGGGTCATTCTTGTACCTAAGACGATGAAGACACCTCGCGTAATAGCAATGGAACCGAC